TATCTTCTACCACGGAGTCCTCTAGGCAGGACGGCGGGTCATTGGGATCCGGCATGGATCATTCTTCTTATCTCGAGGCTTGCCTCGGTGATGTGGAGTTTGAACTAGATTGTCGGGCGAAAATGATTGTCGTTCAGTCGGCTGGTAAACCGCGCGCGTTGACCAAATTCTCTGCAGATGCACTCTGTCTACGGCCTCTTCACAAGGCTATTTATGACAGGTTGTCGAAGCAAAGATGGCTCAACCGCGGCGACGTTACTACCGATGGCTTGAAGGACTTTAGGTATGTTGAAGGGGAGGTCCTCACCTCTGGCGATTACAAGTCTGCTACCGACAACCTCAGTATCGAAGTTGCCGAGATGGCTATCGCGACTCTCCTTTCCTCTACGGTTTCTGTACCGCAGTCGGTCATGAGAGCTGCTTTAGACATAATGCGGCCCAACTTGTATAGCCTTGAAAACGACCTCGACTTCGTCCCTTCTATGGGTCAGATGATGGGTTCTTATCTCTCCTTTCCACTCTTATGCATCCAAAATAGGATGGCATTCTTGTGGGCAGGAGGGAAGAACATGCCATGCAAGATCAACGGCGACGACATACTTTTCCGTTCCAGTCCTGAGTTCTCTCAGCATTGGATGGGCGTAGTGTCGCAGTTAGGTCTCGAAGTCGAGAGAACAAAAACGAGTGTATCGGCCGAATACGGTTCACTTAATTCGACCTTAGTAGTACGCGAAAAGGGAAAATATAAAGTGCGCCAAACTTTGCGCTTCGGTATGCTTAGGGAGTGTGGTGACATTACTTCTCTCTGCCGGACTTACGAGGATTTCCTTCGAGGAATCCACGGGCCCAGCAGGTTTCGTGCCGGTTTTGAATTTTTTAGATGGCATCTTCCGTCTATCAAGTCCTACAGACTGACGACCTGCGAATTGGGTTTCCGTGGTGAACTTGCGTGGCGATTGACTCGTAAGTGGAACCTCCGAATGGACAGGCCTTCCGAAGATCTTCCGGAACTAGGCCCCGATCACAATGTAGTTATCCCTCGCGACGGCTGCACATTTGTTGACCCGGGTACGTTAAGGAAAGAAGATAGGAAGGTCAGTGCAATGGAGTTGGCAGCGTGGAAGTGGGGCGTGGAATTCGCTTCCCGTTGTAGACGGTCCGAACTCGAGTTTAAGCTTAAGATGTCGCTAATTAGGCCTTCTTCACCTGACTTTGCCCCCTACCTTTCGAGGTTCGGGGAACGTTGTC